TTGAGGTAGTGTCAAGTCTTTGGATGATATTGTAAGGTTTAAATGTAAGCGTTGTAATGATGTGAAAATGATGTTGTATAAATTAATTAATACATTGTAAACCTAGTAAAATAGTAGGATATAAATATTTAGGATATAGAATATTGGTGATAGATTGGAGTTGATAATTAATGAGAGAAATTGCTAAGAAAAGTGACATTTATACACCAACAGAAGCAGAGAAGCGAATTTTAATGGTTTGTATAGATCCTGATTCATTTACCTTAAATATTACTCAAAGATGTGAAAAAGCAGATGTTTCAAGGGAAACATGGTATAAAACTATGAAAAAGCAAGACTTTATTAAAATGCTTAATCAAATGCTAATGGATAATCTCAGAGGTAAAATAGGCGATGTAATAAATGCTACATATAAATATGCAACTTCAGACTCGAAGAACTCAGCCGATAGAAAAATCCTTATGACTATGGCAGGATTATACTCTGATAAATTAGATGCCAATGTTCATGAGGACATAACTATCAAAGTTAAAAAACCTGAAATAAATGGTTTTGGAGAAATAGAATAAAATCTTTATTTGAAATGATTCAAGTAAGGAATGTTACACAATCCTATTGTGTCATATTCAAATAAAACCCTACATCCCTTGCTAGAGTAAGAGTGTAGGGTTTTTATATGTTTAAAAGGTATGGGGTCTTCTCTTAATTTGGTTCAATGTCTATGAGTGGTGGACGTTTTAGCTTTATAATTACGAAATATTGGTAATTAATCTTATTTGTTTATACAAGGGAAAGGAAAAAGCAAATGTATAATGTAGATTTTTCCGACCTCCCTAACATGCTTAATAATTGGATCAAAAAGATTTGGGAGAATAGGAATCGTTATATAGTATGTCGAGGTGGAGGAGGAAGTGGAAAATCATTTGGTATAGCTCAATTATTGGTTTATAGAATGATATCAGAGCCAGGACACAATATATTAGTTGTTCGTAAAGTAGGAAACTCACTAAGAGAATCCTGCTTTTCTTTGTTAAAAGAGACAATTTCATCTTATGGTTGCGATGATCTATTTAAAATCAACAAGACAGACATGACAATTGAATGTGTAAATGGTAATCGGTTTATTTTTAGAGGTTGTGATGATATTGAGAAGATCAAATCAATTAACAATCTCACAGATATATGGATAGAAGAAGCTACAGAGCTTGAAGTAGGAGACTTTAGACAATTAAACATCAGGCTTCGAGGTAATTCAAGGTATCCAAAACAAATGTTTATATCATTTAACCCTATCAGCATTACTCACTGGATTAAGAAAGAATTCTTTGATAAAAAGAAAAAAGATGCAACAGTAATAGAAACTACTTATAAAGACAATAAATTTTTAGATGTTGAAGCTATTAAGGTATTGGAGGATTTTAAAGACTCTGATCCTTATTATTACTCTATTTATTGCTTAAATGAATGGGGAGTAACAGGAAAGACCGTATTTAATGCTCAGATAGTGACAGCAAGAATAGTAGCGTTAAGGCAACAAACCTTTAAATGTGGAATGTTTACTTATGAATATATCAATGAGCAGATCGATGATTCTACCATTGAATGGGAAGATGATGAGAATGGTTATATAACCATCTATTCAGAACCTAAACATGGTTATCCTTATGTAATTGGTGGAGATACAGCAGGAGATGGTTCTGACAACTTTACTGGACAGGTCATAGATAATACAACAGGTGAACAAGTAGCTACACTTAAACATCAATTTGATGAAGATATGTATGTCAGACAAATGTACTGTCTAGGTAAATATTATAATAATGCTCTTATAAGTTTAGAAGTTAATCATTCAACTTTTCCTATTAAGGAATTAGAGAGGTTGAACTATTACAATCAATTCGTTAGGGAATCTACTGATACATATACTGGAGAGTTAAAGAAATCATTTGGTTTTAGAACGAAAAAGGATACTAGACCAATAATCATTGCTAATCTAGTTAGGATTGTTAGAGATTGTCCTGAACTTATCAATGATATTCCTACATTAGAAGAGATGCTTACATTTGTTAGAAATGAAAAAGGTAAACCAACAGCACAGAATGGTTCTCATGATGATTTAGTAATGGGGTTAGCAATTGGTCATCAAGCTAGATCACAACAAGACACTACTATAATCCTTCCTCAAGTGGAAAGATGGGATAATTCACCTTCAGCAAAAGCAGAAAGACATAGAAGTAATTTAATCAAAAAGAGAAAGAAAGGGAGATACAAGGAACTATGATAACTGCAATAATCTGCCTAACTTATATAGCAACATTAGCATTCCTGTACTTTTATAACCAAGATATAGCAAAGGAGAGACAACAGCTTTATGACAGAATCCAAGCAAAAGACTTCATCGAATTTAAAACAACCACAGAACCAATTGAACCAAGAGTCAGAGAAGAACGAATTCAAAACAACTACATTGAATTATAAGCTTTATTATGGTGGATATGCAGATATTAAAGGGTTTACTATAGCTTTAGATATAGATGAAGCTATGGACAATTTGCGTTTAATTCTAAATCTATATGCATTACCTTGTGATGCCGAGGAAGTAATATTCCCTGATTATACTTTAACATTAACTCCAAAAGAAGAATCGAGGTGATTAAGTGGCAAAGATAATTACAGATAAACCTGAAACAGTTAATGAAGAAGAGTTAGTTTCATTTATTGAAGAGCGAATCAAAGAGGGTGAGAATCTACCCTTACAGCAACAATGGGCAACTAATATTGCTTATTTAACTGGTAAACAATGGGTTGCATTTGATAAATCTAGCAAAAAAATTATTGAAACTCCAAAAGAATATTGGGAAGAACGAGTAACAATAAATCGTATTAGACCTGCTATTCGTACTGAACTTGCTAAAATAACAAAGTCCAAACCTCAATTTAATGTAATTCCTGCATCAAATGATGATGAAGATATAGATGCTGCTAAAGTTGGAACACAAGCTTTAGATTATGTATGGCGTAATTCCAATATGAATGAGAAGCGATTTAAAGCTGCATTATGGCAAATTGCTACTGGTACATCTATTCAAAAAACTTATTGGAATGATAAATTAGGTGAAGACATCCAACTTAATACCTTAGATGAAAATGGTGAATTTGCATTAGATGAAGAGGGAAATGAAGTCTTGCAATCTAAAAGATTAGGTGATGTTGATAATTCTGTCGTTTCACCATTCAACTTTGTCTTTGATCAATCAGCAGATGAATTTGATAAAGCTAAATGGTGTTGTGAGGATATTTTAAGAACAACTGATGAAGTTAAAGATACATATGAAGTTCAAGTTACTGCTGAAAGTGGTTTATCTTCGGCTAATATCTTTGATGGTCTACTTGCTAATATCAATGGTCAAAGTTCTGATTATCAACCAATTAAAATGAAAAATGGTGTAGTCGTAAAAGAATATTGGGAAATAGCTAGTAAAAAATATCCTAAAGGCAGACACATCACAATAGCAAATGGAAAACTATTACAATATGAAGATAATCCATATAATAGACTTCCATACTTTGTTACTGCTCATAATCTTGTTCCCGGTAGAGTTTATGGTGCATCGAATATTGAAGATTTAATCCCAATTCAGAAGGAATATAATAAAACAAGATCAATGAGACGCATGAATCAAGTCAGAACAAGTAATCCAAGATTGCTAAGTGAAGTAAATTCCTTGATTGATGAACCAACTAATGAACCTGGAGAACATCTTGAATATAAAAAAGGTCACAATAAACCAACATGGGAAGCACCTCCACCTGAACCTGGACACATACAAGCAGAATTAGAATTACAACTTAGGGATTTTGAAGATGTATCTGGTATCCATGAAGTTTCAAATGGTGCTATACCAACTGGTGTTAAATCAGGTGTTGCGATATCTTTTTTACAAGAGCAAGATGAAACAAAATTTGGGCCAATTATCCATAATATTGAAGCAGTGTATGAAAAATGGGCACAATTTGTATTAGTACTAATCCAACAAAATTATTTAGAACCTCGTTTAATTAAAGTAGTTGGAAAAAATAATCAAGTTGAAGTTAAGGAATTCCAAGGTTCTGATTTAAAAGGTAATACAGATGTTAAGGTAATTGCTGGAAGTGCTATGCCTAAATCAACAGCAGCACGACAAGACTTTGTTTTAAATTTATGGGATAGAGGAATTCTAACCGATCCACACAAAGCTTTAAAACTACTTGAATTTGGTAACATTGAAGAGGTATTTGAAGATTTAAGTATTGATGTTAATCAAGCTAAAGCAGAAGAAAAGCAATGGTTAAAAGGTGATTTAAGTCATTTAACAAGGGATTTCTTTAATCATGAAGTTCATATAGCACAACATAATAAATTTCGAAAAAGTGATGATTATGAGAATTCACAATTCCAACAACAAATAGATGCTCATGTTGCAGAGCATTCTATATATGTTCAACAATTAAATCAAGTTAAAGCTATGGCTGATGCAGTACAACAACCACAGCAACCTATGATGGGAGGTATGCAATAATGGATAAAAGAGATAAGAAAACTGAAATAGATAAAAAGTGGAATGGTGCTAAAATAGAAGCTATTAAAGATATGGAAAAACTTTTGAAACCAATAAAAATTACTCCTGAACCAAAAGGTAAAGATAAGTATGCTATGGATTGGGACTATTCAAGAGAAAAACCTTCATTTACTTTAAGCTCTAAACATGTTGAAAATATGCCAGAAGTTACAGTAGGAGAAACCATAAAATTAGTTATGGAATGTACAGTAAAACGATGTGAAATGAACGAAAATAAATCTAGTGAATATAGGTTGGAAATTGAAAAATTAGGTGTTGTTTAAATGAAAATATTCTTTGATACTGAATTTACAGGTCTTCATAAAAATACTTCTTTAATAAGCATAGGTTTGGTTGATGAGAATGGAAGACGTTTTTATGCTGAATTGACTGATTATGATAAATCACAATTAGATGATTGGTTAAAGTTAAATATAATAGACAATCTAATTCTCAATAATATGGAGAATAATTCCATCTCATTTGCTGATCATATGGATATTAAATATGTTAAAGGCACTAAGAAATATATTGCACAAGAACTATATTTTTGGCATCAATATATTTATAATCCTGATGTACAAATTGAAATGTGGTCAGATTGTTTATCTTATGATTGGGTATTATTTAATGATTTATTTGGTCATGCTTTCAACATTCCAAAGAATATATACTATATTCCATTTGATATTTGCACCTTGTTTAAGATTAAAGGCATTGATCCTGATATTAATAGAGAAGAATTTTCAGGACTACAAGGTCATAAACATAATTCCTTACATGATGCCAAAGTGATAAAAGCATGTTATGAAAAATTAATGTTAATTTAGTCAAACTGATGAGTCATTATTTTAATGGCTCTTTTATTATGTTCAAATTTAAATTGCACCAACCCATTAAGGGAGTGCTAAACGAAAGGGAGAAATTAAATGTCAGAAGAAATGATTGGAGCAAGCGAAAGCACTCCAGATGTAACAGATACTCAAATGGATACCACAGTAGATACTCAAGTAGATACATCCACTGATACTACTGCAACTGAAAGCCAAGTGACTCCACAGCTTTATAGTTTGAAAGTAGCAGGAGAGGAAAAACAATTACCAATTGAAGAAGTTTTGAAATTAGCACAAATGGGTGACGATTATACACGCAAAACTCAAACATTAGCCCAAGAGCGTAAGCAATATGAAGCAATCCAAGCAAAAGCTTCGGAACTTCAAAAATACGGTTGGGATATTGATACAGTAATTTCTGAATTATCTCGTCAAGCCATTGAAGAAGAAGCAGCAAAAAATAATATAGATCCAAAACTATGGGGAGAATTTCAATCTACTAAAGAACAACTTAATTCTGTTAAAAGTGAACTTGATTCTTTCAAACAAAATCAAACGCTACAGGAACAAAAAGCATCATTAGCAGAAAAACCATTCTTCAAAGAGTGGGAAAGTCAAATAGAATCAAGTGCAAAAGAATGGAACACAGATTATGAAACTGCTTATACTCTCATATCACAGCAACGATTGCCAGAAATTCTAGCCAAGCATGAGCTAGATCTAAAATCTGCAAAAGAAACTGCGATTAAGGAATATTTAGCACAAAAAACTAGACCACAGGGTACAGTCGAAGGTGGAGGGCAAGCACCATTAGTTGATGCATCTGCACCAAAAACCTTTGATGAAGCAAGAAAAAACAGTCTCGAAATGTTAAAAAGTTTAATGAATAAATAAAATAAATTTAATAAATAGGAGTGATTTAAATGGGAGCAACATTTACAACTTTGGATTCAATTCTTAAAAATCAATATATTGGGCCATTGCGTGAACAAGTTAATATGGATGTAGTTTTATTGGATTTACTTGACAAAGATGAAGAGAGTGTAGTTGGTAAGAATTTTACTATTCCTATGCATATTGGGGGTAACGAGGGCTTTGCTAGTGTAGCGGAAGGTGGAACTCTTCCAACAGCAGGTAGTCAACAATATAAAGAAGCAATTGTGCCACAACGTTATATCTACTCTACAATTGAAATTACTGGGCCGACAATCAAAGCAACTAAATCTGATGCAGGTGCTTTTATTCGTGCTGTTGATAGTGAAATGAAAGGTGCAGCTAAAGATTTCAAACGTCAAATGAATCGTATGTTTTGGGGAGATGGAACAGGTATCCTTTCCGTTTGTGGAACAACTAGCAATGCTACAACGGTTGTAGCAGCATCCACTAAATATATTCGTCCTGGTATGGCAATTGATGTTTTAGTATCTGCTGATGGAACAACTTCAACGGGTGCAGTAGGTAGAACAGTAGTTTCTGTAACAAGTGCTACAGCATTTGTTATTAGTGGAACAGCGATTACTACTGATAATACGTTTGCAGTATATCTTCATGGATCTAGAAATATTGAAGTAATGGGTTTACAAGGAATTTGTAGTGCAACTTCTACTATCCAAGGATTAGCACCTGCAACCTATTCATGGTGGAAAGCTAATATTCTTGCAAATGGTGGAACAGCTAGAGCAATTACAGAAGGTTTAATGCAGACTGCAATGGATACGACTGAAACTAATTCCGATGGTACGGTTAAGGCTATTTTAACTTCTTTTGGTGTTCGTCGTGCTTATCAAGCACTTTTAACTACTACTCGTAGATATGAAAATACTATGGATCTTAAGGGTGGTAAGAAAGCTCTTGATTACAATGGTCTTCCTTTGATTGCTGATAAAGATGCTCCGACAGGAAAAATGTTCTTCTTGGATACTGATTATCTTAAAATCTACCAATTAAGTGATATTGATTGGATGCAAGAAGATGGAGCAATTCTTTCTCGTGTTGCAGGTAAAGATGCTTATGGTGCTACTTTATATCGTTATCTTGAACTTGGATGCAGCTCACGTAATGCTCAAACTGTATTAAGTGATATCACAGAAGGATAATCAATTTGAAACTAATTAGGTTTAGGGCAGGGTTAATTCTCTGCCCTATTTTTATTTATAAGAGGTGAAACAAAAATGGTAGTAGGCGATATTTATGAAATCGAATCAAGATTACAAGAACACGATAATGATTTATCACTTTCACTAAATACATTAAATGGAAATTATATTGTTTTATATAAAGATCAATATGTAATGGAGTGGCCTAGACCACTAGATGATAGATTGCTTAAACATATACAGAAAATTGATTCACACAGAGGTTATGATGCGACAAAAGAAGTTGATGAACATAACGAAAAATTAGAACAAACAATCGAAAAAGACAGACTGAACTATTTAGAATCAGTCGTAAAAGATAGTAAAAATCAATTAATGAGGGAGGTTTAAATATGTCAGAATCAACTACAGAATTTAGTCCAGATGGAAAACATAGTACTAGAGTTTCGATTACTGGGAGTTTAGCGAATATTGAAACAATCCAAGATACACAGGTTGAGGCAACGGTGAAGGAATATAATACAGCGGTTG